ACTTTGGTCTGGCACATCAGACTATAAGAAGTTTGCACTACCAAAAGAATTAGAAAATTATTACAAAGATTATGGTCACGGCGCAACGCTGTGTGAGATAAGACATGGTGCAAATAAATATACGTTAGTCCCAGAAACAAAATATCATACAACTAATGAAGTTGTTAAGTGGGTTAAGTATGATGGTATCGATGAGTATCCAGGTAATTTAAAAGTTGATCTTGGTAAGATAGCTTTGGCTGCAGCTCTTTGCATCACGTACGCTGGATCAGGACAGAGGGATGATTATTCTACTGCCATCGCGGGTGTATTGTTAAAACATACAGAATGGAACGTAGATGATATAGATGATTTTGTTTACAAGATTGCTGTGGCAGCAAAAGATGAAGAGGCAGAAAAAAGAAAAAGAAAAGGCACAACACATAAGAAAGCAAATAGAAGATTTGGTATGCCAAAACTCGCAGAGATTATTGGGTGCTCTACAAAAACAATTGCAACTATTTTTAGTTGGATAGGTGTTCAAGAAGCTACAAGTGAGGAGGCAAAACAATCTATTGGGCAGATAATAGAATATGGAAGTGATAGATATTTTGTAAAAATAAATGCTGTAGTGCAAGGGGAGGCAGTTGAAAAAACAATCACAGTAGACGGTCCTACACTTAGAAATAAAAAATTATTTTATGATGCTGTAATCAGTAAAGCTGCTGTTTGGATACCTGAAATGAAACCTGCAGACTTTGAAGAGATCATGCGTAGAAAATATGAAGCAAGAGAAAAATCAAATAATTACGTAGAAGAAGCAGAAGAAGATTTACGATTTGTAAAACATTTTAGAAATTATATTTCAGAGGAAAAAGCGTATACGACTAAAAAAGAATTAGCGTATTTTGGTTTACCATACTTTAACACACAAAAAAATATATTAGAGTTTAATTTAGATAAATTTGAAGACTACCTTCATAAACAAAAAATAAATTTACCAAGAGTTGATCTTGTTATTAAATGTCAAAATATATTAAAAGCAAAAAAGAATCACGGCAAGTATGGAACAAAATCTTGTGTGTCATGGCGTATGGTTGGTCAAACAGTCGACAAAGAAGATTTGATAGTAGAGGGTGAATATCAAGAAATAAAAGATAATGGAGAACAAAACAATGAATAATAAAGACTTTAATGGTATTTTAATTAAAAAAAGCACATTTAAAGATGTCAAAATGATTGAAAGGTTGATTGATAAACAAGCAAAAAAACAACCTAAATTCATATCAGGACCACCAGGAACTGGTAAAACTTCCAAGTTTATAACTCAAAAATATGTAGAGTTATTAAAAAAATATTCTCACAATGAGATAATAATATTATCACATACTAATGTTGCAGCTGATGAAATAAGAGATGCGATACTTAAATTACCTGAAGTAAAAGAAAAAGGATTAACAAAAAAATCTTTAAAATATAAAATTTGCACAATACACGCATATTGCAAAAGTAGATTAGTTGGACGTAAAGAAGTGTTTAGTTATGAGGATCATAAAAATTTATCGGTAATGGATTCTTTGTTTAAATTACAAAGAGTAACAGAATCAGAGTTTAATTCTGATAAACATAAATTTTATAGATATCTTGCTGATGCTTATGGTAGAGGCAACAGTTTAAAAGAACATTGGAAGACATGTAATAAACAGGTTTATAAACCATATAATTTAAATTCTATAGAACAGATGGTGTCTTTATACGAACAATACAAACATGATAATCACGTTTGCGATTACGCTGACATGATACAAGATTTTATAGATAAGGCTGTAGATCCAGACATAAATGCATTAATAGTTGATGAGGCACAGGATAGTAATGTGCCACAGAGAAAAGCCCTTGATAAAATGGCAACAAAAACAAAAGAATACTATTTTGTTGGTGATGCGGACCAAACCATATTTGAATTTGCAGGATCCGATGCAGATTATTATCACAGACTATCAAGAAACGCAGAACAATTAGAGCAAGGACATAGATGTGGTGTAACCATAAATAACTTATGTAAGAGAATAATAAGACCAGTGTGGGATTACTACGGGTATGAAAGAACCTGGAAACCAACAGCTGTAATAGGTAATCATTATCATCTACCTAGTTTAAATAAAAGGTGTAGCGCTATGGAAACTTTGTTAGATAAAATAAACAATACTAACGAAACTTTTTTATTTACATACAGAGGCACGCCATCTGATACATGGGTCAAAAATTTTTTTAAAGCAGAGGGTATAGAATTTGCACATGTGGGGAACACGGCTCACGTACCAAAGAAAGAATTAAGGTGTCACAAACTTTGGCCAGAATTTTGTAAAGGCACACCCATGCCACTTAAACAAATAAAAGATTTTTGGGACTATGCAGGTAGTAAAGTCATAGTTAGAGGTAAAGGTGAGGAGAGTTTTGAAGAATGGGTGGATAGAGAATACACGATAGACTACATGATATATCACAAATATTTAAAAGAAGATGCAGGTAAAGAAAGAGATTTTTCTTTGATCAGAACACAAAGAGGTAAAAAAGAGGATTACGAAAAAAGACTTATCTACATTAAAAAGATTCTAAGCAAGGGTTTTGATGATGGAGATGTGAGAGTAAAATATGCAAACATACATACGGTAAAAGGTTTGACATTTGATAATGTTATTGTTGATCTAACAGCAACAAGATTAGAAGATTATTTTACACAACTTAGATTAAAATATGTTGCATACAGCAGAGGTAGATTTGATTGTTGGACTGTAGCATCACAAGGTAAATACACATTGGGGGTTAGATGAAAGATGATGTAGCATTAATAACTGTTATATGCATTGCAACTTTTTTGATATGGACACTTTAAAATATAAAAACATTTGTGGTGAGGACTTTAAAACTAAAACTAAAGCTTATAAATTTTTTAGAAGTTTAGTTAGAGAAACTAATAACACTGGTTTAAATTGTTTAGAACCTGTAATTAATTTAACAGAAGAAACTGTTTTAAAAAATTCACACGTTATTAATTTGTTTGAAAATTATTTAATAGATGGTGATTGGTATGGAAGAAAAACTAAAGGTCAAACCATAAAGAATTTCGTTTTAATAAAAGACGATTATGGTGATCGTTGTCTTGGTTTTAAATTAGAGGATGACTCTATTGAATCAATTACTGCTAAATCATATTTAATTTGTTTTGGAAAAGGAACTCAAACAGATGATGAAAAACTACATTCTGCCATGAGACATGAAGTAAAATATCAGTCACATGAGTATAGAGATAGGCATCAACATATTCAAGAGTGTTTTGATTGCCCTTGTCCAAAAGAAGCTGGTTTGGAAGTTGATCATGTTATTCCATATAAAACCATAGTAGATTCTTTCTTTACTATTCATGATAGAGAAGAATTTAAAAAAAGCATGAACAAAGAAGTACAAGGTTTGTATTGGAGATTAAGAGAAGACCACAGAAAGATATGGAGAGAGTATCATAAACAACATGCAAAGTTTCAATTACTTTGTAAAGAATGTCATAAATCTAAAACAAAAGAAGAAAGGAGTAAGAGTGACAAATAAAGATTTATTCAAAGGTACAACATACAATTCATTAGAAGAGCAGGTAGGCGGGAAGCACTATCGCTCGATGAAGATTCAACCTGCAGAGTTTATAAACGAAAACAAATTGCTTTTTGCAGAGGGTAATGCTATAAAATATATCTGTCGACATCAGTCGAAAGGAAAAGAAGAAGATATTAAGAAAGCGATACACTATTTAGAAATGATATTGGAGAGAGATTATAATGTGTAATACACCAGAGGATCTAGATCTTAATGGCGTAGATACAGTTGCAATAGACATAGAAACATACGATCCTAATCTTAAAACAAAAGGGTTAGGTGCCATACGTAAAGATGGTTTTATCTGCGGTATAGCTGTTGCAACAGGTAATGATCTTGCATACTTTCCTCTACGTCACTCTGATACTGACATAGATTATCAAAGAATAGATAAGATATGGCAGGTTTTAAATAAAAAAATATTTCAAAACGAAAACATTACAAAAGTATTTCACAATGCAATGTATGATGTATGTTGGATTAGAGCCGTAACAGGCATGAAGATGAAAGGCAAGATCGTTGATACGATGATAGCAGCATCTGTTATTGATGAGAATAGATTTAAATATTCACTCGACGCACTATCAAAAGATTATCTTAATGAAGAGAAATACAAATACGATTTACAACAAAAAACATTAGAATGGTCTGGCGGTACAGTTAAGGACCCAATGACTAATATGCATAAACTCCCTGCATCTATTGTAAAGGAGTATGCAAAGCAAGATGTAAACTTAACTTACAAACTATGGAAACTATTTGATAAAAAAATTGACGAAGTATTATACACTAAAGATGATGGAGAGCAAAAAACTTGTAGACAAATATTTGAATTAGAAACTAAATTATTTTTATGTTTAGTTGACATGAAATTTAAAGGAGTTAGAATAGATGTCGCAAAAGCTATAGCGTTTGGAAGACATCTTAAAAAACGTAGAGATCAAATAATAAAAGCAATAGAAAATATTACAACAGTAAAAGTTGACATTTGGGCTGCAGCGTCAATCAAAAAATTATTAGATCACTTACACATAAAAGATTATAAGATGACTCCTAAATCTAAGATGCCACAATTACCAAAAGATTACTTGCGAACACACAATAATAAATGTTTACGTATGATTGCAAAAGCAAGAGAGTACGACAAAGCTGTTAACACTTTCATAGAGGGTTTGTTAGAATATGTTCACGAAGGCAGAATACACGCAGATATAAATCAGATAAGATCAGATACAGGTGGCACAGTAACCGGCAGATTTAGTATGTCTAATCCTAACCTGCAACAGATACCGGCAAAGGGTTATATAGGTACTAAAATGAGAGAGCTGTTTATACCAGAAGAAGGTTGTAAATGGGGTAGTTTTGATTATTCACAACAAGAACCACGTATTGTGGTGCATTATGCCATAAAACTGGGTCTACCGGGCACAGAGGGCTTAAAAGATGAATTTGATAGGGATGACGCCGATTTCCATCAAATCGTCGCTGACATGGCTAATATCTCCAGGAAACAGGCAAAAACAATCAACTTAGGTCTTTTCTATGGTATGGGTAGAATAAAATTACAGAGAGAGTTAGGTCTTGATCAACGTCAAGCTAGAGATTTATTTAACGAATATCATAGCAGAGTACCATTTGTTAAACAGCTATCACAAGAGTTGATAGACTTTGCAAAAGAAAATAGATTATTGTTTACGTTGTACGATAGATTTTGCAGGTTTGACAAGTGGGAAACAACAAACAAAGAATGGAATCCTGAGACTAATAGAT